ATGCAACACTTTGACATCCGTTCAGTCTATACACAGGAATCAGGTTATGCTTTAGCGAAAGCGGCTGACCAAAATATCCTTCGTATGGCTGTAAAAGCTGCACTAACGACTAATAAGCAACGTGCAAGCAAAATGATTCAAGATTATGATTCATGGGATGATGAAGATTTCACAGCAAACGTGACTTATGCCGCTAACTTAGCCGACTCAAAAAAAGCAGCCGACTTTGTAGAAGGTATAATCGAAGCTAAACGTATTCTTGAGAGTGCAGGAGCACCTCTTGAGGATCTTGTTTGTATTTGTGCGACCGACCAGTTCTATTCCTTGTTCAAGACAGGTGTAAATAGTGAAGCTATTTCTGCCTTGACAATGTTTAATAGAGATGTTGGTGGTGGAGGATCAGTTAAAGATATTGATCTTCCTATGATTGCAGGTATTCCTGTAGTCAGAACTCCTCATCTTGGATCTATGGGTCATGGTGCAGCAGCAACATGGACAGGTTCACTATGGTCAACTGCTGATCCTGCAATTTCAACAGGAGCTGCCCCACTTGCAAATACTGTAGGTTCGGGCCGTGCTTCCCATTATAACCTTCCAGACGCATATACTGCTGTGGTAAATAGTGGTAGTAATACTGGTGCTTCAGGAGGTCTTGATGGCACATCTGCTGTTAATCTAGAGGATGAATCTCTCAAGGTTCGTGCTTTAGTAATGCATAAGGATGCTGTTGCAACTGTGAAACTGATGGACTTGTCCGTTGAATCTGAATACCAGATTGAACGTCAAGGTACATTGGTAGTTTCTAGGTATGCAATGGGTCATAACGTACTACGACCAGCAATGTCCGTAGCACTGATGGCTCCAGCATCTTAATCTAAAATAGAGGGTAACAGGAGGATCTCTTCCAAACGGAGTGACCCTTCCTCATTCCAGTTCCTCCTGCTCTGCCCTCTTTTACCTACCTACTATTCTTATTTAATCATATGGCAACATTAATAAATACATCTAAGTTAGATGCTGTCAATTCAATTCTAATTGGTATAGGTGAAGCACCTGTAAATACATTAGGATCAGGATTACAGGAAGCAGAAATTGCTGAACTAATCCTAAATAATATTAATAGAGAGGTACAAAGTTCAGGATGGGTATTTAATACAGATTTACGTTTAACTTTATCACCTAATAGTGATGGACATATAGATCTTCCATCAAATTGTATAAAAGTAGATGCAATTTCAGTTCTTAGAGATTATACTACAGATATAGTAGAACGAAATAGACGACTTTATGATAGAGTAACTAATTCCTTTATATTTACAACAGATGTAGTTGTGGACATGGTAATACTCTTACCTTTCGATGGTCTTCCAGAAGTTGCACGGAGATATATTACTCTAAGAGCAGGAAGAAAGTTTCAAGAAAATATAATAGGATCACCAACATTATCCAAACTCCAAGCTGATGAAGAAGGAGCAGCACTTCTTGCTTTAAAAGAAGCAGAAGCAGAGATAGGAGATTTTAATATATTTGATCATTATGACACATACAAACATTTAGATAGATATATATCAACAGCCTCATCCACATTAATATAATAAATATATGGCATTAGTATCAAAATCTATTCCAAATCTTATTAATGGTGTTTCTCAACAACCTCCCGAAATAAGATTAGCTACACAAGGTGAAATTCAAGAAAATGGATTAGCAAGTGTAGCGAATGGCTTAGAAAAAAGACCTTGTAGTGAAGTAGTTAAAAAAATTCTAGCTACTACAGGTGGTTCATTTCATATCCATTCAATACGGAGAGATGAAAACGAATCTTATACTGTCATACTTGGAGGTACTAATGGTTCCGCTACTGATAAATTTATAAAAATATTTGATAAGGATGGGAATGAAATGCCTGTCCAAAAGAATAATTATGCAAGTACACCAGTATTCTCATCAATTGATAATGCTGGTCTATCTTATTTTTCTGATGTAGCAGATTTTTCTACAGATGTAAAAGCCACTACTATTACAGATACAACCTTTTATGTATCAAATAAAAGAGTTGTTACAAAAGCTGCTACAGATGGAGAAACTTCAGGACAAGATGGTGGTAGTGCAATCTCACCAAGAGGTTCTACTAATCTTGGAAGTACTTCTTATGAGGCATTAGTATATGTTAAAAAGGGAGGTCATAATAGTAAGTATGTAGTAAGTATTAAAGTAGGAAGTACATACTATAAAGTAGGTTATCAGACTCCTGCTACTTTACCTGTAACCAACCAAGAATATATAGGTACTGATGCAATAGCAGATGCTCTTTTAAATGGTGCAGATAATTTATCTGGAAATGGTTGGGGATTATTTGATGTAGGTGGTAAAAATACAGTAATAGTTTTAACAGAATGTACTTTAGTGGATGCAGATACGACAATAGTAGTATCAAGTACAACTGGTATCTCTGTTGGAATGGCAGTATCTGGAACAGGAATTTCAGAGGGAACAACTGTTGCTTCAATAGATGCAAATGGTACTGATTTAGAACTTACTTCTAATGCTACAGGAAGTAGTACTGCTATCACTTTAACATTCGGTACTACTGGTAGTGACTTAGAAAAGACAGGATTTGGTGGTAGACAACCTACTGCTGGAAAAAATGTAGATGGAGATACAGATACTAATTTTAAAGCAGGATTTGATGGGAACATGCCATCCGGTATGACATGTACAATACATGGAAGTGTATTACACTTTAAACATACTGCAGATTTTTCAGTTTCAACTACTGACTCTCATGCTGATACAGATTTATTCGGTATTAAAGGAGCCATAGGAGGAGGAGAAGTACGGAGTTTCAAATCCCTCCCCGGAGAAAATGTTCCTGATGGTTTTATCACTAAAATAGCAGGTGATGATACTTTACAAGAAGATGATTTTTATGTGAAATTTGAGGCTGATGATCAAGAGAAGGGAGTTTGGAAAGAATGTCCGGGTCCAGAATCAATTGAACATTTCAACTATGCAAATCTTCCACATAGATTGGTGAGATTATTTGATGATAGTAATGTAACTACTGCAAATCCTCTAGGAATAACATTTGTATTTGAGGCAGTAGTAAAAACAGCAGATGATGGAAGAACAGTTGATTCAGTAACCAACACAGACTTCTCTAGGATAGGTTGGAATGCCAGATTAGTAGGAGATGATGAACTAAGTCCCTTTCCATCATTCGTGGGAGGAACTATTCAAGATATATTCTTTCATAAAAATAGAATAGGCTTCCTCGTAGATGAAAATGTAGTAATGAGTGAGGCAGGTAACTATTATAACTTTTTTCCTACAACTGTGATAACAGGATTAGATAGTAATCCTATAGATGTCACAGTTTCCAATGATAAAGTATCCCTCCTTAAACATGCTGTACCTTTCAGTGAATCACTTTTATTCTTTTCAGAACTCCAACAATTTTCATTGAATTCCCCCGGAGTTCTTTCCCCCGCTACTGTTTCCATAGATGTCACAACTCAATTTGAATCAGATGCTAACGTAAAGCCTGTCTCAGTTGGTAGATACGTTTTCTTCGCCTTCCAAAGAGGAGAGTTCTCTGGTGTAAGAGAATATTTTGTGGATAATTCTAAAGAGGTTAATGATGCGGTAGAGATCACTGCCCATGTTCCACAATATATACCCGGAAAAATCACAAGAATGATCTCTTCCAGTAATGAATCACTTCTTGTTTGTCAAAGTGATACAGAAAAAACTAATTTATATATTTATAAATATTATTGGCAAGCACAGGATAAAATTCAATCCTCTTGGTCAGTTTGGAAATTTGGAGCTGGTAATGAAGTTATAAATTGTCAATTTATTGGTTCCACATTACAAATTCTAATTAAAAGAAATGATGGTATCTATTTAGAAAACATTAATTTATCAACTGATACTGCAATAGCAGTTACAGAAGATAAAACATCAGTACTTCTAGATAGAAGAGTTAAATTAACATATGATGCGAACTTCACTCTATCAGGTACTAATTTACCTTACTATGCTGATAGGGCTAATCTACCCTTAGTATATGTTACAGATCAAGCTAGGAAGATTGCTGAGGCTGATGTAAATGCCTATCTCAGAGTAGCTCAAAATACTACGGGAGTGAATTCAGTAGTCTTTGTAGGTATTCCATATACATTTAAATACGAGTTTACACAATTCCTTTATAAAGCTGAAGATGTAGCTTCTAGTAACGCTAAACTACAACTTAGGAATATAAATGTTCTATATAGTAATACCGGTTTCTTTAAATTAAAAGTAGATGTTGCACCTTATACTATTAAAGTTCCTGATCCAGACAATGTTGGAAGTACAAAAAATATAACACCTCGTACAGCATACGAAAAAACCTTTAGTGGATTTATCACTAATAGTTCACAAATTAATGAATATAAATTACTATCTGGATCATTCAAAAGTTCAATTCTTTCTAGTCCTCAGAATTGTAAAGTATTAATTACTAATGATGAGTATCTTCCGTGCTCTTTTCAGAGTGCTGAATGGGAAGGATTCTTACATATGAGAGCACAGAGAATATAAATATGAAAATTTATACAGAAGTTGTATACCATTGGGATAATGCTAAAGGAGAATTAGTTAAAGAGTCAGAGAAATCCTTTGATTATCAAGGACCATTAACTCTTTGTGATGGTGGAGCAACTTTCGCAGCTATAATGGCGGCTATACAATTAGGCACTACTATATATGGGCAATGGAAAGGTCAACAAGCTCAAGAGGAACAGAATAGAATAGATGCACAGAGAAGAGCACAACAAAAAGCCTTAGCAATTGAGGCATATAATTATAAAGCAGGACAAGCTGTTGGTGCAGTCTCACAACTTGAAAATGTTCTTGCTCCAGCAATTGATGATGCTGAAATCGCTATGATGTTTGAGGCGGCAATTGTACAGAAACGTAATGAGGGTACAGTTAAAGCTCAAGGATTGATGAATGGACAGAGTTCTAAATTCTACACTGATAGAGTTGTCGCAGACCATCTCCGAAAAGTTGAAGAAAATAAAGATAAATTTACAGCAAAGAGAGTAGAAAGTATTTATAAGAAAGAAGCAATTATTTCAGGTCTAAGAGGTGATTATCTTAATATGGAAGCTCAGATTGCAGGTCTTCAGTCTATAGGTAGTAATGATCGTACTGCAATGTATTTAGGAATGATGAATGGTGGCTTAGATTCCTTAAATACTTATTTTAAATATCAACAATACTTTCAGACACCTTCTACACCTTCTACACCTTCTACACCTACATCACCTACAGGAGTAGGAAATCCAATGGGGTATTCATAATGGCAGATCCACAGAATAGACTACGAGTTGCACAAGAGTTCATAAATTTCGGAACAAAGGCTTCTAATGCTGGTTTAAGCTATTTACAGGCACAAAGACATCAAGAACAAATTGATGAGGTAGATAGAGTAGCAAGAGATAAGGTTCTAAAGGAGAGGCTACACCAAGCAGATATGTATGGGAGAATACTTGCTGCGGATGATCCTAAGATGTCTGTGGAAGCTCAAATAATTGCTCTACAAGAAAAAGTAGGATTACAAATTGATGATCCTCATTATAAGGAGTTAGTAAGACAACTTAATGAAGGGTTTGATTTAAAAAGGGGAGAGGTAACTCTTTCTAAATACAATGGCGAAGTTAAACGTAACGCTGTACCTACCGCAAAAAGTCTATATCAACAATATTTATCTGCACAAAAAGGTGTAAGGACTCCAAATGGACAGGTTGAAGAAGAACCATTCACAGGTTCCTTTATAGAATATACTGCTCAACAGATAGAGGATGTACGAATAGCGGCTATCACTGAGATGAGTGGAAGAAATAAGTTTTTCACTACTGTATTATCCGCAAAAGGTAAGTATCTTGATTATGGTCCAATCAAGACAGAAGTAGCTAAAATACAAGGAGAGTTAGACCATAAAAAAATATTCAATGATGGATTAAAATCTGCTACAGAAGATATTAAGCACATCATGATTAATGGAAATACTATATCATCCGCAGGACCAGTTGGTAGTACAGGCATCCATACATCCGGTCAATCACTTAAATTTATCACTGATGAATTAAAATATAGAGGTCTAGATCCTGATGAAGTAAATCGAATAGTATTTATATCAATAATGTCAGGATTAGAAGTCCAAATTGAAAACGAAGGTACTGATCTTATAGGTACTGATTACTTTGATAATATAATAGACCTTTTACATTACCGTGATAGCGATCCTAAGAATGGTATAAGTCAATTTGAAAAAGATCCAGAAGGGTCAAGAAAGATAATAACTAAAATAAGAGAATATGAGAAAAACTTAAATACTGAGTTTGAAGCGGGAACAAAAAAAAGATCGGAGACTGAGGAAGAAAGACTTGAAATGGAGGCTATAGGTGAATTATCTCGACTTGTTAGATTAGCAAGTGTAAAGGATGAGGATGGAAATACACCAACTAAAAGTTATATTGCTGATTTAATTGCTCAAACATTCCAATCCAGACTAAAAGGTGAAAATTTATATGGTTTAAAATACACGGACAATGCTGTTGTATCTAATTTTAGAGAACGTTTAGAAACTTTATATGAGCAAGCAGATGATGATGATAAAAAAATATTAGATGATAATGATAAACAATTTCGTGGGGAGATAGAAACATCTATAACTGATACTTTAAGTGTTATTAATAGTGAAGAATTAATGGCTATAGATACTAACTCAAAACCTTCTGAATTTGATACTCAGTATGCTCGGTTAAATGAAGCAGAAACAAAAATAAATAAATTAAAAACCGAAGCAATTAATAGATTAACATATAAATGGGATGGATCAAGAGAGTTTTTTAATAAAATTAGAACAGGATTACAAGATATAGGTAAGGCAAGAAGAGAATTAAGTGAGCGTGAAAAAAATGCTGTTGATACTACATCTCAACGAGGATTAGCAGTAGTATTAGAAAATGCCGTAATTAACTATGATGAAAAAGTAGTAGGTATATTACAAAGAGATGAGCCTAAATTATCAGCTTTAATTAGAAATATGAAATTATTGTCTCCTACAGATCCTAAAGATATAACATTATATACAGACTACCATAACCAGATTGAGGATATACTTAATCAGGTAATGACAAAACCATCATATAATCAAATAAATCAAGGAATAATTAATACCCAAACATTTGTTTTTAATGATGCCAGTAGAAAATCGTATAGGAATAGTGTACGTGCTATAGAGGTGGCTAGAGCAAAGGCTGCTTCCGAAGTTAAAATAATTATAAATCCAGAAATTTCTAGAGATTTCCGTGTTG